ACTTGTGTTCTATTCTTCAATTTATCGCACTCCGGTTTGTTTCAGCTAACAAGGCGTAGCAACATCACTACACTTCGTTTCGTTCGACACGCTTCGCGTGCGGTTGTACATGGGCGTTATGACTCAAGCTCGAACACATGAAAAACTAAATCGCCATTCTGCAACTGGAACGTTGAAATGTATTTGCCGAGGTTGCTGGGCATAGGATTACCAGTCCCGTAAATAGCTATTTTTCTAGTGCATTTTGCGCTGCCTTCAATGCACATAAACCACAAGACAAGATCATCTTTTTGAATTTGACTTGTCAAAATCGTAGCGCCAGCGGGGATTTCAATATTTTGTCTATCTCTTATTTGCAGTTTTACTTTCCAAATAACCATTTTTAAATCTCACTTCGTTGGGTTAGTCATAACCAGTCGCAGCAACGGACGGGTCAAGAATTTCGCACTTTTCTGGCTGTTAAAAGCCGCCGTTGTGCTCGGCGTTATGCGTATTGAGCGCACGCTTCACAGCAGCGGTTATTTTCCATACCCTTGTAAGGCGGCGGAACAAACTGTTTTCCGCAATCAAAACATTCGCGGCTTTCGTGTAGTTCTTTTGGGTCGCACACGCTGCAACCGCTACACCCTCTCGCCGCACATTGAAACGCAGTTCTTTTTTCGTGGTCATGCTGCATAATTCAGTTTCCTATCGTAGTTGTTTGCATGACAAGGCGTTCCAGCACGGATGCCGCAAGAATTCGCCTTGTAGTTGTTTTTGTTCTGGCACCGCTGAACTCGGCGTTATGACTATTCAGTTTCAAAAGTTTCGCCACACGAATTGCAGCGGTAAATATCCAATCGAGTTTTATCTGGCTTGTGAAACACATTGCAACCACAATTACATCTATAAGATTTACCAGCAAGATTCACCATGAAGCTTTCAAGCTTCCCATCTTCTGTTTTTACTGCATTTTTATATCTATCAAAATGCATATATCACTCCGTTAATTGGTCATAACAAAAAGTTGCAGCCGATGGAATCACCAAAGGCTATTTAATTACCCTCATACAGCCACGCCTGAACTTGGCGTTAAATTGTTTAGCAGGTTACTTTTGGCAAAGGTAGATCAGGGTTTGCCAACCAAGGAGCTTTTTCGTATTGGCTTGGTTTTTCTTGGCTTTGAGTCTTTAACTCAAGCTCTTTAATTTTTGCGGTTAGCCGTTCTTTTGAGAATTCCACAAATGGAGTATTTGGCGCTGTTCTGAAACAAAGCACTCCGTTTACAATAGCTTCTTCGTAGTACATATTATCTCTCCAATTTAACAAGTCGCTGAAAGAGCGACGGAATTAGAATTTTACATTAACGTGGCCTTGGTGTGCCGCGCTTTAGCTAGGCGCTATCTCTCCACCCCTTGCGCAATGGTTAAATTCTCTATTGCCAGGGCGATAACATCATCCATCGTTAATGGTTTTTTGTTTTTTTTTTCTCTCGCTTTGTTTATTTTGTGCTGCTGAATATCTAAAAACGCCTTTGTGGTCGGGTGTAACCTTACTTGTGTAGATGCCATATAGCCTCCGTTCGTTGATTTAAAGCAATTGTATATGTAATCTTTTTGTATGTAAAGGTGTTGACAGAAAAAAGATGTGTGTTATCTTTAAGCAACACAAACAAACAGGGGTAAACAAGATGGAATGCGCAGTAAGATTGGCTGAGATTAATAACGATACACAAACAGATTCGCAAGAGCAGGCAGCCTATAGCGATATAGATGTGCAGTATTCCTACATACTTAATCGCCTACTATCCGGCAAAAAAGTTTACACCTTCTCGGCCAGCTTTAGCTTAGCCGATATATTAGAAGGCCAGCATGTTGAGTTTGAAGACCTTGTAAATCAGGATCATGATTTTATGTATGAGTACAGAACGGGCGGCCTAGATGAAAGCCTGCGCACATTAATCGAAACGGAAGCGCATAGAATCGCGCAAAGCATTGTAGGGGAATGATATGAACGACTTATTTATAGATAACTTGGCAATCTTGGCGGCTTATGCGCTACCGATTCTTTCTGTGTTGTGCTTAGGCGCATTTATTGGCGATAAAGTAATGGATTATCAAGATGCGGCCGTAAAGCGCTGTAAGTATGGATTGGTGCGTGTAGGTTCGGCATTAAAGCCTAGCGCAAAGAAATGTAAATTTAATGTAATTGTTCGCACAGCTTTGGCAAAGTTGCGTTTTAACTAAGGGGTAATGTATGAACGAAGTCACAATACAACAACAATCGGCTTTGCCAGTAGTGAGCAAAGAAACAGATATGATGATGCAATTAATACAACAAATTGCGTTAAATCCTGATATTCCTGTTGAAAAGATGCAAGCTGTTATCAACATGAAAATGCAAGTTTTTGATAAGAATGCAGAAATCGAATACAACAAGGCAATGATACTTGCACAGCAGGAAATGCTGCCAGTTATTAAAACTGCTAAGAATACGCAAACAAGCAGCACTTACGCAAAAATGGAAAACATAGCCAAGCAATGTAAGCCGATCTGGACTAAACACGGCTTTGCTTTACAGTTTGGCACCGCTGACTGCCCTATTGCAGAACACTACCGCGTTACCTGCGAAGTGTCTCATGCGGCTGGATTCAATAAGAAGTATCAGGCTGATTTGCCTGTTGACGATGAAGGCATTAAGGGACAAAAGAACAAAACAGGTTGCCACGGTTTTGGCAGCACAATGTCTTATGCTCAGCGCTATCTAACAATCATGATCTTCAATATCACTCTTGAAGGCGCTGATAATGATGGTAATAGACCACCACAACATCCACAGCAGCTACCAGCCAGACAAAAAACGCCAATATCTGATTCAAAGTTTGCAGAAGTAATTTCAAGAATTAAATCAGGCGAGGTCAATATTCTTCGGCTAACTATTAACCATGAATTAACAGCGCCACAAAAAACAATCCTTTTATCAGAATTCCCTGAGGCTCAAATATGATCCGGTGCAGCTCGATTGACAAAATAATGACTAATCCTCAGAAAAAGACTGAGGAGTTTTCAGAAACCGCTAAGGGCGCGATGATGGAAACCGTTAGAGAGATTTTATTCGGTGTGCGCAAAAACTTGGACGATGTGCAAGCAATTCAAAAGGGGCGCATGTGTGAGGATGCTGGAATCCAACTTTACAACGATGTTTTTTTGTATGACCTGAAAAAAGTCGAGAGTGACGGACGCCGAAACAATGGCATCATCACAGGAGAGCCTGATTTAGTCGCTGCGCACTCTAAAAAGGGCGTTGATATAAAGGTGGCTTGGTCATTGCTAACGTTCCCCTTGTGCGCTGAGGATGCCGACAAGAAGGGCTATGAGTGGCAGGCTAGGGGCTATATGTGCCTGTTTGACTTGCCTGAGTGGGAGATAGCCTACTGTGCAATAGATACGCCCGATGAGCTTTTAAAACCTTGGGATGATCGCACAATCCATACGATTGACAGCGCCATACCTGCGCACCACCGAATCACAGTGGCGCGCTATACCCGCGATATGGACATAGAGAAAGCCATGCTAGACAAGTGCAAAAAAGCCAACATATGGATTGAAAACGCGGTTAAACAGTTCGCCACTGAGCACGACCAATACATTAAATAACTAAGGAAATAATCATGACTACCGAAACCAAAGAATTGGCCTTTATGCCACCAAAAGAAACAGCAATGGTAGTTTTTACCGGTGCAAATTCTATTGACCCGTACCTTGCGCATATCCGCGCTGAAATTGATGCGTTTATTCCAGACCTGACAACCAAGAAAGGCCGTGACGCAATTGCATCCATGGCTTACAAGGTTTCTCAGTCTAAGAGCGCGCTGGAGGCAGTTGGTAAGGCGCTTGCTGATGAAGCAAAGGAAATCCCAAAGAAGATCGACGCAACCCGTAAGCATGTAAAAGACACGCTCGACTCATGGCGTGACGAGGTGCGCAAGCCTTTGGACGACTGGCAGGCTGAGCAGGACGCAATCGAAGCCAAGCGCATTTCCGATGAAGCGGCAGCAGAAGCCGCACGATTGGCAGAAATCGCAGCGCGAGAACTTCAAGATCAGGTTGACCGAGACCATGAACTAGCATTGTTCATGTATGCCGAGCACCTGCGCCAAAAAGAAGAGGCAGCAAAGCAGGCAATCATTGACGCTGAAAACGAAGCAAAGGCGCAGAAGGAGCGCGAAGAACGTATCGCAGCCGAAGCCGCTGAAAACGCCCGTATTCAAGCTGAGCACGCAGCAGCAGCCGAACAGCAACGAATCAAAGACGAAGCCGCAAGGCAAGCAGCAGAAGCGCAAGCGGCCATTGAGCGTGCGCAACGCGAAAAGGCCGAAGCAGAAGCCGAATCTATACGCCAGCAACAAGCCGCTGAGCAAGCCAAAGTCAAGGCATTACTAGATGCTGATAACGCAGCTAAAGCGGCTCTAGCGAAAGCTGAGGCCGATAAGCAAGCAGCTATTGAAGCAGAGCGTCAACGCGTAGCTGCTGAGCTTGCACAACAAGCGATAGAATCATCACGCCGTGAAAAAGATACAGCAAACAAAAAGCGCGTAAACAATGAAATCCTGCAAGACTTTATCGCTGCCGGACTAAGCGAAGATTGCGCAAAAACAGCTATAACCGCAATGGCTAAAAATCAAGTGCGCAACGTTAAAATTAACTACTAGGAATAAATTATGTCAGGCGTAAATAAAGTCATCATCGTAGGCAACATCGGCCAAGACCCTGAAGTGAAATACATGCCTTCCGGCGGCGCGGTTACCAACGTCAGCATTGCCACCTCAGAAACCTGGAAAGACAAAGCCACAGGCCAACCGCAAGAGCGTACCGAATGGCATCGCGTGGTGTTCTTTAATCGCTTGGGCGAAATCGCGGGCGAATATTTGAAGAAAGGCAGCAAAGTTTACGTTGAAGGTTCTCTTCGTACTCGAAAATGGCAAGCGCAAGACGGCACTGACCGTTACACCACTGAAATTGTAGCCAGCGAGATGCAAATGCTGGACGGGAAAAGTGATCGCACGAATGAAGCGCAACAGCAATCCGCGCAATCTGGCCGCGTAGTTACTGATTTTGGTAGTGGCCACTCGGAATCAGGATTAAGCCGCACACAAATAGCCCAACCACCAGCGGGCTTTGACTCATTCAATGACGATATACCGTGGTGAGGTGAAATATGCTAGCAGACGAACTACCAGAAATAATCCACAACGTAAAAGATACGCAATTCAGTATTGCGCGCCATTACGGTGGGGTAAAAATTAATGGACACATGTACATCTATAACCCAAAAGATGACACGTTGATAAAGTCAATCGGAAAAGTTGAGAGAAAAAAGAAATGATGATTCAAATTAGAGAAGAAGAGCTAAAGAAGCTCAAAAACAAACTGAATAACTATAGGCAGCAAGAGCGAACACGCGCAAAAAAACTGGAGGCGGCCAAAGAAAAAGCTGCATTCAACGACACAGATAAATTAATAATGGTAGAAGGAGTTCTTTTGCAGGTTTTAAATAAGCCAGACTTGGCTATCATCACTCAAATTGTCTTTTCAAAATTACAAGATGATGAGTTTTGGAACAAACACAAACACGACTCAATCGAAAAGATAAACAAAGCGCTGAAAATGTCGGTGATGAACTAGCCCCTTTCGGGGCTTTTTACAATCCTGGTGATGTTAGCCCGCTAGAAGTAAAACCGGATGAGGTTAGGCCGGCAGATGTTAAGCCACCGCTTACAACCACGCCGCCGCCATCGGTTATCGTGACTCGGTAATAATACATTTTACCAGCATCCGCACCGCCAGAAACCCATAGCCATAGGTCAAATGAGCCTGCATTTGTAGTGCTGAAATCTGTGCGCGGAAGAACAACTAAATCCGACATACCGACCGGAACAGTGTGATACATCACATCGCCAGACGATACGATTCTTCCAGTAGCTAGTTTTATCGCTCCGCCGATTGTGTTTGAGTTCGACGTTATCGGGTTTAATGCCTCCACATCGGTAAAGGTTGCATCAGCCTCAAGCGTGGTTGATGCAACAGCCGATGCGCTTCCATCGTCAAACGTTAGCGATAGATCGCAGGGAACCATTGGGTATAATGCACCATCAACCCACGGCGAAATTGTTGCACTAGTATCGGCAGTGATACCGCTCACAGTAACGCCAGCTTTATCTGTGGTGATTGATGTTATACCGGTTAATCCGGAAGTGGTAAAATCGAAAGCACCCCCGACAATCACAGGTTCATCTATCGAATCAATAGAAGCTCCAAATCCCTCAACCGTAAACGAGTCAACAAAATCAGTAGCAGCTTGCCTCCCATGAATTCCAACTAAATTACTAGACGCTAGCGTCACTAGCGGATCAATATTTATCAATCCCGTTACGTTAACGCCATCTTTTTGTGCTGTCAGCCTATTCGTTATCGCATCATAGATTAGCGATAATGATCCACTAGAGAAAAACGATACGGCAACGCTCGCAAGAAGTGTGAATGTGCCAGCAACGCGCTTAAATAATTGCAGCTCGCTGGAGTCGTAGCGAAGGCAGAAAAAGTTATCAATATCGATAACATTAACGCAGCAGACCATCGAGCTGCTTTGTCCGCCGCTTGCGTAGACTGTAGTGATTTTATGACTGGCAGATCCCGCATTCATTGTTGCTAACGAATGACTTCCTGTCGATATAGTCAAATAACCATTGGCATTTACAACCAGTTCACCTACCGACCCAAAGGCTCTCGTTATTCCTACCACAGACCCAATATCAGTACCGTTGGCATAGCCATTTAAACTGTATATTGTTGTTGCCATTACTTAATTACCTCTATGTCCGTAGCGCTTGAAACAATATCCCAGCCGTTAGAATCGTAGCCAGTGATTACGCGTTTTTTAAGAGTGTGAACACCTTCGCTTAATCCGGCCAAGCTTAATTTGGCAGATATGTTCCCGTTCCATGAAGTCCACTGTAAATTCTCGCGGAATGTACATGTCTCAGAGGACGCTGTGTCACATAGATCTATCCGCTCATCACCGATAATAATCGTAGAACTATCAGTGAATAACTCGATTAGATCCGGCTTTGTGCCTTCGTCGGCTGTCACGCCAAAATTTCCATAATATTCTTGATGCAATAGATGATTAAATCGCTGCGAATCCGAATACACCATGGTGTTTTTTACATCACGCAGTATTGTATTAATATTACCGCGCCTGCCCCTAACAATTATCCTACCGTCTGCGACACCTTGTGTTCCGGTGAACACAATAATCTCAGCCATATGCCAAGTATTATCGCAAGTGGTTGTGCTCTGAGCAGCACCATAAATACTAAAACCGCCGTCACACGCATTGAACAGTCTGTTCTCATCAACGTACTGACCACCAGCGTAACTATTTACATGATATTTGATTTCAGGATGCTGACCGTCAAGAATAGTATCGGTGTAGTTAAGTCGACCAAGTTTTCGCTGAAAATAATAAGGATAAGGATTTCCTGCCAATCTTAAATTCGACTTCTGACAAAATGACCAATACACCCAAGTATTTTCAGGGATAGCTGTTGGTAAGTGATGTTTTACAATGCTGTCGTAATGATCATTATCCTGAGTGGTTCGTAATACTTTGCCACGTTCAGAATCATTTACGACAGTTGGAAGATACCCCAAAGGTTCATCAAAAACATAGTTGCTAGCATTAGCTGGCGTTGTCCCGACTGTCGCAGATTCAATAATCGGCTTAGAAAATGCTTTGTAATTAGTGTTCGTACCAAATGATCCGGTAAAAGTTACCGTATCACCGTGATAGTAAGCATCGCTAACAATTCCCTTTAGTTTTCCGTCAGCAGGATCTCGAGTAGCGGAAATTGGTATATTTGTCATTGTTTACCGTCCTGCAAATTATGTGATGAGACTGTGCGCGCATAGGCTAGGCACAATGCGTGATTAGATTCTAATTCTGCGAGTCTGATTTCAAAGTCGGTAGCAGCTCGTTGAATGCCGGGATCAAGCTCGGCGTATCCTTCTGCAATTCCACCGGAAGCTTCGGCCTGGGGCAGCTTGCAGGCTGATTTGACGCGCACGACACGCTTACAAGCGCCAGAAGCAATACAGTCATCACGTTTTTTAATCTCATCTTTTGCGGCCTCTAGTTGTGTATTTGCGGCAATGCGCGCTTGCTCGGTTTCGTTTGCGACTCGCTCAATTTCAGCGGCTTTTTGTTCGTGCGCCTTGATAGCGATTTCTTGCAATTCTACTTTTTCTTTTAAGTGATCGTAGTGCATCGCAAACGCAATAAACGCAACGAGTACAGCGGCAATGGCGGCAAATTTAATATTTATCATGCCAGCGCCTCATATGCTTTTTGTAGTTGAACATTGTACGGAACAATGCCCAATCTATGAGCCTGTGCTGCGTATCCTGATCCGTTGTAAATGTAGGCCATCATATGCCAGTCTTTTTCCTGAAACGCCTTGAGCAAGCGCGCATCAGTCATGATGAATTTTTCTAGCGCTTTGATTTGGTTCTCTTCTGAGACTTTGAAGTCGTCCCACATTGCGCCCACATTGGCATAGCCTAATCGCTTCCAATGAAATCCCATTATCTGAGGCAAGCCGATTGATGTAGCTTTCATCGCGGCTTCACGATCTATCGCAAATGCTGCGTTAAATGCTTCCCATTCTTTAGCTTGGCGTTCAACACCATTAACCGACCATGCACCACTAGGCGCAAAGTTAGCCATTTTTTTAAACCATGCAGGTTCAAATTGGATGAGTATTTTTCCGGTCTTTGAGTCAAAGCTTTTGCCGCCAGACTCAACTTTAATAAATGCTTGTAATAGTCTTGGCTCAATTGCTGCTGTCATTGCTCGACCCCTTTATTTTTTGGTAAGTATTCCCGCCAATGTAAGCGCCTACAGTGCCAAGCTCAACCATTGCGTAGGTTGATCCATCTATTTTACCAAACCAAGCCAATAGAGCCGTTGCGCATCCACAACCGAGAGTAATTAGAAATCTCCTGCCGCCCCATTGGATTAGAAAATCATTCATTTTCTAAACTTCTCGAATAAATATTTAATGAGCCTAAAAACGCCGATCTTTTCAAGTATTAAAAGACTGATCCAAACGCACCCGATTATTTGCATCCAACTCGCCCACGGAAAAATCCAGCCGTGCTGTGTAATATCAATCAAGCCACCCTTTGTTGCCTCGGCCGAAACAACCAGCCCACCAGCTCCAACGCCAGACACCACTTTATTTTTTAGAATCTCTATAAAGTCTGATAGCATTAAAAATTCCCTTTAATGTGATGTGTATCGTGGCCGACACGCTGAGCAGGATATACACGCACAATAGCCAGAAATGCGCGTCCGACAATGTTTGATATGGCATCCCTGAGCGTCCTATAGATTGGTGTTTGAGTTGCTAGAAAGAGTAGCTCAATTCCAAACGCTAACAGCATAAAATCATCATGGAGAATGTAAAAAATATCTTGCTGATTGTCCCAATTCACAATTATCTGCGCCTGCCATATCACGCAGGCCGACTCTACGCACTGAATGACTGCAGACCACATCGCCCGACTCAATAGCGCACATACGATAACTAGAGCGGTACTAGCAGCAATACTAGCTACATGAACATAAAACGGATCGGGCACTAGCAAATGCCACGGCATTGCATAAAATAAAACGCACAAAAAAGCCGCAACTAGCGCGGCATTCTTTTTCATTTGCGTACTCTCACTTTTGAGCCGCTTTTGTTTCCTGATTTACGTGTTGCCATGATAGCCTCCTGTTTTTAGGTTAGATCATTATACACAAGTATTTTTTGATAGCGAACCGAGTGCCTGCGTATAGCGTTAGACGCTAGTGGCCAGCCAATAAAAACGCCGTTGTATTTCATTTTATTTGCGATCTTCTGCGCGATAAGTGCAGCCAGTTCGCAAAATTAAATCGTTAGTATTTGCTGTGGTAGTATTTGAGCTAACAATATTAGCTGCATGAATCGGCAAACCTTTTTCGTCAATTATAAAATTAATCATAAAAACTCCAATAAATTAAAGATCATTAACTTCGATGCTCGTGTAAGCAGTATTGTTTGATGTGTTTGTGCCCACATCGTAAAGCAAAACCCTAAAGCTAGATGACGTGCGCGAATCGACAACATACGACTTATCAGAGGTAACGCTAATCCCGTACCTGTCATCTTTTCGTGTAGTCGCTAAATTTACTGTCACGTTGCCCGTAGAGTTGCCCGTAAAGGTTAGACCATTTGTACCCGAAAAAGTAGTGACGGATGCGCCAGAACTAGAAAAAGCACCAGACGCCACGGTCTTGCGGCTGTAATTACTTGTAGCTCCAACAATATTTGGCCTAGACGCTCCAACAATATTTGGCCGCTCAATTTTATTGTTGTTCGCCCCAGCTCTTTCGTAGATTGTGTTTTGCGCAAAAGAGGCGCTCGATTGATTTATTTTAATGTCTGAAAAAGTGTTTCCAGTGCATCCGCTATCGACATCTATTAGGACGTGGCCTGCTGATTGGCGACCGCAATCTATAATTTCTTCGTCATCAAATCGGCCATCTGTCACCGCGGTTAAATAAAGAGCACCGCCAAGCAAGTTGTAATATTTGTTTTTATACACCGCTGGACGACGGCAATCATTCATTTTTACGGCTTGCGTATCGGTAAGAGTTTGCCCAAGCCCAGTATTTACTCTGTTTTCTGATACTGTGGCGTCATCTACGCCAGTAAAATCGACTAAATTACCAGTCCACACAGCCCCACCAGCGGCGGGGGTTACGTGGTTTTTGCCCACTGAAATCGAATATACGTTTCTTGCTGAGGCGTGTTTTCTACCACGAATAGGAATATTCATTCCCGAAAATTCATTGTCAAATATTCTCACGTCCCTGATTATATCGGTGTCTGTTGTGCCATCAACATCAACACCGATGCATCCTGTATTGCCCTCACCATTGAAAATATTTGTGTGGATGGAGCAGTTTCCGGCAAGCTTTGCAATTCTCACGCACTTTCCGTTAGCCGTTGGGAAAAAGTCATTATGAACAATGCGACTGTCACCACCACCAAGCAATAGGTCGACGCCAATATTGGTGGAAAACATGCACTCTTCGATATTTGCCACACCATAGCCAATATATTTAATGCCCGCCGCCGTTGCTGTGCCGTTGTATGCTCTAACCTTATAAAAAGTATTGTGCATACAGTAATCGCTAAGGATACCTACCGAGGCAACCCCACCCAAATCAAATGCAATATCTTTAACAGTAGTATAAAAAGGAGCAATTGCGCTTAGCGATGCGTTGTACTGCAAGCACAGCATGTGATCCATTGATAAAACGGCAACGCTAGGCTTAATAATGCAATTGCCTGCACCCCTAATCACTGACTGCACGTGATCCGCGTAATGGATCGCCGACCCTGACCCAACTGCCGCAAGTGCTCTCTGTGGACGGTAATAACATGGGACGCTTATTTGTATCTCGCCAATACAGCACAGATCAACGCCTTGACCTAGCCCAATGTAATCAAGCGCTTTTTGCAAATTCTGGCCGAACTGTTTAGTGTTTACCTCGCCATTTACCGGCTGCAATTTCCACCGCCCACCGTCAGCCGACACAATCACGCCGCCGCCATCGTCGGGGCTTGATACATCTGCAACATCTAGCCAGTATGACGCCGCGCCGCCATCGCCTGCGGTGTAGTAGCCTGCAGTGCGAGCGGTTTTATTAACTTTAGAAACCTTCCTTAGCTCTACAATATTTTCAGGCTGCGCGGAATGCACAACATACTGATTTGTCGCTGTTGTTCCGTTATCAAGCGCAATGTCACCTGAGCCAGCCGCTAAGCTAGTAATCTTGTAAAGATCATAGCCAGTCTCTTCAACTTGCACATAAACAGGAAAATCAGGGTCAGCAACAAGATTGGCAGCTTGCAAAAGCTCAATAGTTGGGTAGATAAAGATTTGCGTTTCATCTTTAATCTGCTTAAAAAAATCAGCCTTTGATATTTTCTTGTTCGTAGCCTGGCCAAATGCTGGCACGTAGTCAGAAGATAATAGCGTGCTTGTTTGCGTGAATTGGCTTTGCTTTCTGTCCATTATTTATATCTCAATTAGATTAATCTTGTCGCAACAATAAGCCCGCGAAGTATTGATGTTGCCAATGGATCACTTACTTTTTGCGCCCACTCAATATAAACGTCTTGCGTGCTTGCTGTTATTGTCACCATTCCACCAAACTCAATAACCTGCTCTCTGGCAGCAGCAGCTGGATCAGTTGATATGCCATTTATGCTTACTCCATATTCAGTGGCAGAAGTTGGAGCTACTGAAGCGGTTGTTTCCTGCAAAGTTGATAAATAGCTCCCAGCTACAAATGTTCCGGTCGTATTAATTCTTAATTTTATACCGGCTGTCTTGCTTACTCCATTTGGCTGCCAAACAATCATGCCTTTAATCTGATAAGTACCCTCCTGCAAATCAGTAATTTCAAGCCCAGCATCTTTTTCAAATGTTGTTGATGATGCAATATCTTTTCCCGTGCTATATTTTGTTCTTGATGTGCCAACGCCAAGATACAAATCTGTTTCTACCGAAGCAGCCGAAAACGCTCCTACAACATCCGCATCGCCAGTTACATCAAGATCACCGTCAACAGAAAAATTTCCGTCTATAGAGTTATTAAAAGTAATATTTGCCCATTTTGAGCTAGGCGGCGTGTCTTCGTTATCATCTTCTAGAGAACGATAAATAAATCCACCGTCAACAACAATATCATTTTCATTGTATGTTTTATTTGTGTTGAAACCTGTGAGAAAGTAAACCATCTCCCACTTTGTTAATGTGGTAGAAGGCTGCTCGCCCTTGCTTGTTGGAGCACCAAAAAGCTTGTAATAGTTGCCGTCTGCAGGGTCTTTTGCAAACTCGCCAACCTCATAAGTTTCGGCAGCATTCCATAACTCCCACTGTCCGGTTAATTCTGACAATGAAACATCATCGCGAGTCCACTGTAACGCACCGTCAGAGCTTGTGTTTTCAGGATTAGCAGCGTAGAACTTAACCGAGTAAAGCCCCTCGCCAAAGCAGGCAGGCACACGGCCTTGCCCGTCTAAAATCAATGGGTTTGTATTGGGCACGGTATTATCAGACTTTGAATAGGTAGCCTTTAACGCCGCGTAGTTTTTGTTTTCGTAGAAATACATTCTGCCAGATGATGCAATGGCGCCATCGTCTAAAAAGAACTGAGGTACTGGGTTTGTGAAACGACTCATTTATTGGCTTCCTCTAATTTCTTTATCTGTTTGTCATTGCTTTGGCGGCTGCTTTCTTGAAATTTCTTTGCTCTCTGACGGGCCAACAGCTCGCTCATTGACTGATATTTTCTTTCATTATTTACCCCCTTAGCCTTCTGAATAATTGCAGATCCAACATTTAGCGCTGTTTCTTTTTTTGACTGCATAACGCCTTTTGCAACCTCAGACGCCAATGAAGTATCCGCCGCAATTCCAAACTGTTTATCCAAAGTATCGGCAAACTTAACCAGTGCAGGAATATTCCCAGCCCCTTCTGCTCCGTACCGTGAAGCAACATCGTTTATATTTAATGCCGCCTCTCGTACTCGCTCAGCACTTTGAGCATTGCTTAGCATTCTTCGTGATAGCTTGCCAATTGCCTGAGGCGCATAGTCTTTGCGTAAATCAATTTTCTTGCCAACTAGCTCTTGCATCGCATCAATTGCGGTTTTTGTGTCAGCGTAAACAGTATTAGCTTGGTTGTAGGCTGGGAAATTATCATCAAGCAATGTATCAAGATCATGTCTAAGATTTTTTACTATTCTATCTGTATTACCTTTCAGTCCGCCCATTTGTGAGCCGTAGCTAGCCTGTGTATCAATATAACCTTTTAGTCTGTGAACATCGTAAGCACTTGGGGCTTTTGTGTTGTACATTCTATTTACAAGATTTTTAACTACACCCTGCGCAGATCTTATTTCAGGGGTATTCCCCTCAAGATATGACCCTCTAAAATCAACCGTTACGCCTTCTTTGCTTGGCGATATATTCACCCCCAAGTCATCAGATATAGAGGTTATAAATCTGTCGACCGCAGGAGCAACATCTACCTTTTCATTCTTCAAGGCTTTTGCTGCTTCATTTATTGCGGCTCCAGAATCTCTGTTAATTTTTCGAATGTAGTCTAGCTGTGTCGCTATCTCATCGCCAAGCTCTGAAATTGGTCTGTTGCTTGCTTTGAATGTGTCGTCTTTTGTCCCTCTGTTGGCAACCTCTAGCATGCGCCTTGCTATTGTTGCAGACTTCGGGTCTAAGTTTTTTACGGCCTGAACCGTTCCTGCCTCCCACTCTTGGCCAATAGCTTTTTTAGCAATTGCGTCATCAATAACAGAGTAGGCTTGCGGCAAAAGGTTGCCGCGCGCGTCTTTTAGATTTGGGTTTGAAATTTTTAATTCATAAGGTGCTAGGCTGTTTTCAGTGCTTCCTTGCCTGATTTTATTAATAATATCTAGGCTTTTTGCTGATTTATTTGGCGCAAGAATAGCCGCCTCATTTCTAACTGCTGATTCTGCCGATTGTATAGCGGGCTTAGATACCGCCGCGGCTCTTGGTGCGCCTACCGCTAAAGTAGGATCAAGCGCGCCTAGCGTTTCGCCAGTTTTTTGCATGTACTCTTGACCTGTTTGAGTAACAGGCATAAATGGTTTTGCTGCTGCTTGCGAGTATTCAATAGCGTAATCTTCGGCTGATTTTCCATTGTTAAAATCACGGCCGGTTAACCCGCCAAGAGCCTCGCCGCCAATGCCTCTTATGCTACCAGTAATATGGCCAGCAATAGCAGGCACAGCGCTAAGAAGAAGACCCGCCCCCGTTTCGCCAACACCGATTGCTTTATCCATAAAAGATGGCTGCTGCACATTTGCATATTGCGCCTGCTGTGCGGCCTGCTGCTGCTCATAGCCCTGCATGCCTTGGACTAAAGGCACATCTACAGAAGCTTCGCTATTTATTGGTGCTATTTCGGCTTGATCATATTGACCGCCGCGAATCATTTCAGCAAAACGCTTTGCCGAAGATGTATCGCCAGCCCTGTCAGCGTTTCTCAGAGCTTCCATCAATCGTTCTTTTGTGGCCATTAGTATTTACCCAAAAGCTCTTCATCGGTTAATTCTTTGCCGTGGCTAGTATCGCCATGCATGTGCTTTCTAACTTGTTTTGGCGAATCAAGAGCGGCTTGTGTTTCTACTAGCATTTGATTAACTACAGCATTGTAAGCTTCTTGGCCTTGCGCATCATAAAGCATACGGTTAGCTTCTTGACGGTTACCTTCAGTCATTACGCCGCCGCCCACGGCGCTTGCATAAGCATTAACAAGGGATTGCGTTGCAGCGTGCAAGGCCGCCAATTTTGGGTCGGACAATTGCTTGCTTGTGTATTGAGATAACTTGTTCCAAGGCACAAAGCTTTCTCTTGGGACTTCTTTAGATGCTTTAAGTGCAATATCAGCGAACAGATTCGCTTCTTGAACCCTAGACGCAATCTTCCCTTCCCGCGCCCCAAGCTCGAGAAATGTGCGATTGTCAGCATATACATTCTGCGTGTTCTGAAGAAGTTTTGTCGCGTCAATTCCTTTCTCTTTAGCTTTTACTGCAAGCCTATTTTGTACAGATCTAAGGTCAGCAGCACCTTGCGCACCACGACCAAAGTTTGCAAGAACTACCTTTGAAGGCTCGCCGTTCAGCAATCGGTCTGCCGCCAACTCGATAGCTTCAGGGCTTAGCCCGTTTGAGTCAGTTATCATCCCAAGCTTACGTCCAGCAGCTTCTTTTGCTGGGCCTTCTGGCATTTTGTTGTAGTATTCAATTTCTCGAATATTTGCCGATGAATTATCTCCCTCACCTTGAGGTCGAGACTTTCTCCAATTAAGCTCATCACGCTTCAAATCAATTTCAGCCTGATCTTTTGCGGTAATCACATCTTTAGGTATGGCACCGCCAGTCTGCGCAATCAGCGCATCAAGTGATTGGTCATCGAGCTGAACGCTATTGATTTGTGCAGGGTCAATACCTACCGATTTAAGCATGTCTTGATTCAATGAATTTACAAAACCATATCGTTGGTCATTTGGTAGCTCTTTAACCTTTAGAGCAAGGCGATTAATAACTTTTAGGCGCTCTACCCCTTGCTCATAATCAGCGCGTGAAATCTGCTGCTGATTTTGCTGCATAGCTTGATCGTTAAGCTGCTTTGTTTGATACGCCTGTTGGCCTCCAGCAAGCGCGCCAGCTAAATCGACTTGTTGAGATTGGCCAGATAGTGGTGATAATGCCGAAACCATATAAACCTCAATTAATATTGTGTTTTGCCAATGTTCCAGCCGCTATATTGTGGATTTAATTGCGGCGAAGTTGGCGGTGGTGTTGTGCCTGAAAGAAGCCCGCCAAAATTACCACCAAGCGCTGTATAAGCCCCAAGACCTTGCTGCAACCCCTGAAGCAAAGCAGGCGCGTTTTGCGAATTATAAACCGCCGCGCCTGATTGCGCTTGCCCTAAATTCTGTGCGAGCTGAGCCTGTTCCGAGCCTTGGCCAATCAGCGTATTTGCGCTCGTCGTGCCTTGGCCGGATAACAATTGCGCCAGCTGTGCCGCCGTTGATGTGTTCAGATTTGCAAGGTTTGCAGAGCCTTCTGTTTGCAGCCCAGCAATTCCAGAACCCTTGCCTGTTTGCATTCCTGCAATGCCTGCACCACGATTAGCTTGAAGCTCCGCAACGCCTGCGCCCTTAGCTGTTGATATGCCAGAAAGTAACTGAGCTAGCTGCTGCTGAATTCCTGATCGAGAGTTGCCCAGCCCAGCTTGAAGCTGAGCGATTGATTGTGTAGCAGCATCGCCGCGATTAGCGATTGAGCCTAGGCGATTAAATTGGTTATCAAAGTCAGTTTGCGCACGGCCAAATGCCTGCTCTTGAAGTGCTGCCATAACGCGAGGCGAGGCACTTAATCCACCGCCAAGTGCCGCTTGATTTCTAAGGAGCGATTGTTCTTGCTGTTTTGCTAGGAAGTCTTGACCTGGGGAGCTTTTGTAATTCTGAAATGCTGCCGATTGAGCTTCTGGACCAAGAGAGCCAGACAGCGCAGCCTGCAATTGAGATGCGCCTGCGCCCTGCTGTGATGTTGGCTGTAGAGTTGATTGCGCTTGCCCATAAGCACCGGTAATCATTTGATCTGCAGCTCCATAGCCGCCAGTCAAATCATTCTTTGCGGTATCGAAACCAGAGCCTAGAGTGTTGATTGCTTGATCGTATCCGCCGCCAAGCGAACCAATAGCCTGATCGTAACCGCCACCCAATGATTGGATCGCAGACTGATTTCCTGAAAGCAGATTTTGCTGCGCTTGATTAGCGCCAGAAGTTACCGCATCGCGAGCCTGAGTAAATCCTTGATTGATTAGCGGTAATGCTTGCTCGGTGGCAAGTCTTGTCTGCTCTTGTGCGTTTTGAACGCCCTGAGCTTGAATTTTTGCAGCATCTTTTGCAGCGTTGGATTGCTTATTAGCGCTGTATATTCCCGCACCCGCTACTACTAGGCCAGTTGTTATTGCCGCCATAATGAAAAACCTTTGTATAGCTTGTTTCAGAGTGAACATAGCCCATTCGCTCGTACATCCTGCCGACTTGTTCCGGCATAGACGACTGCATAGAAACCATTGTCCAGTATTTAATACCTTGCTCTTTCACTAACCCCTCCATAAACAGGAGAAGCGCTATACCGTTTTTGCCCTTACGGTGTTCGGGGTCTAACCACCAAGCTAATTCAGTCGCGCCGTAAGCCTTGGTGCTTCCAAGTATAAACGATTTAATCGCCGCACAAAAGCCAACATTTTCGCCATCTATTTCAACTACTGCCAAAAGCTCATGATCGAATGCCATTTGCACATAATGGCGCGTGTGCTCAGGCTCAAAAGGCTCGTTGAATTGCGTTTGATGCCAAAAATCAGCAGCCATTCCAAGGATTGAATCAAAATCGTCCTCTCTTGCAATACGGATCATGAAAAAAACACCGTTAACACAGTTCTTGCCTCAATACCTTCACCAAACCCACCAATAGGCATGGCGCAATGGAATAATGCGGCATCGAATAAAGCAGCAGAGTTCTCTCGCATATAAAAACTGTGTAATACGTCCCATTTTTCAGGAGAGTTTTGGTCACGCTCTGCAATTTTTACAAATTCTTCAGACTCAGGCTGATACGCCATCCCAGTTTCAAGGTGGCGAACTATCGCGGTTCCGCCTTCTTCATGACTGTTAAGATATATCATTAAACTATGAGAACCCATAGACAAATCATTATGAACAATATGTGGGCAATGCACGCCTTCGGGCGATCTTCTCATAAACATGGTGATATTTGTAGGCTCTCGATTTATCAAATAAGCTATTCGCTCCAATATTTCGGATCTAATGATGCCTGGAATATCATCACAAATATTCGGATAAGTAACACCATCAATAGGATTGACAATATCGCGAAAGTTAGCAGTTTTTGCATGCTCTTTTAACTCATTAAAACTAGCGATAAAGTTATCGAGTTGAATCATGTTAATTGCACCCAGCCGGTATTGAATGTTTCTGCGGTAGTCTTAAACCAAAGATCGCCGAGCACAGTGTCAAAGTAGTATTTCTTCTGCGCGGCAAATACTGCACCATTAGGAGCTACAATCCCATCCTGAATATCAAGCTTATTTAAAAGTTCCGTTACACTCTCAATCCACCCAATAAACCTATCTTCGGCTACGCCGCTTGTTTTTGCTATCGGAAAGTCTCTAACTGGGTTCTGTATCATTGCGCATTCGCCATTATTTTGTTGATAGCTCTAGGGTATTGGCCAGAGTATTCAATTCTAAGCTGGCGAGCTATTGAGAAACTCCCCAGCCTATCCCAAACTACGCGGCGGCCATACTCACCAATTGCACCAGTAGTTCGCGCAATCTTATTGGAGAACGTGTAGCCGCCATCACCAGACCATGAAAGGTTGATTTGGTCGTTATCACCTACGCCAACATCGGTGAATACTTCAATCGCCCATACATTACCTTTAACGCCTGAGTTACCAAGTGGCTGAGTATCAAGCACACACGCCATGTTTATTCCGTACTCAGTGCCTAGCTCGTCGGTGATCTCGCCTATACGCCCATCTATCGAATCACCTGCTATAACTCGGTTGTAAGCTTGCACAATAGAACTAACACGCCAAGGGATATCAAGGTAATCCGAGCCAACCTGAACTCGTGAACGCTGCTCGTGCCATTGTGGTGTGCCAGACATTGAACTTGCCGCTAGATCATACTTAAAGCAGTAGTCACCAACATTCAGCACAAGAAATTCAGCGCCGTTTTGCGAGTGCCTCAACATAAATGCGCGGTCTATATCCTCGTCGCTCATGTTTTGAAGGATGAAATCTATCGCTTCTGTGGATATGTTTTGCACCGAGCCGCCAGAGTATAGCCAGACAGATGCGTCAGCATTCTCGCCCCCATAGCCAACCCAGACAAATGATTGCCTGAATGGAGTTTTAGAAAACTTGGTACGAAGGCCAATATCTATTGCTGCATTAGGGATTGGGCTGAATGTAAATTCAGCAGACGCCGTATTGCTAAACGGGATCGTTAAGTTGTCGCCGAACACATAGAGCTGATTGCGGTACACCCCAAGACCTACAACTTTGCTTAGCTGTGGAACAGGGTAAGAATCCAAAGGATTGTAGGTAAGCCCATCGTTAAAATTAGAATGAAAAACAATATTTGAATCGGACTTGCTAAATACGAACACGCTATCTAAAGCAACAACATCATCAACTGGGCCATCGAAATCTAGGCTAGTTATTTCAGCAACCGCACCACCTTCGGTATAAATGTAAGCCTTAACACCAGGCACAACAATACAAAGCTGTGAGGTTAATTTGTCCATCTGAACGCGGCCAGTTCCGGCAATCGTACCCAATGAAACAGACGAATAGCTAACACTTAAATCAGGATTGACTATACGGTCAACGCGATAGAGCGTATTTCCATTCACAAAATATGGCTTTCCGTTAAGAATCTTTGCTCCACGGTTTACGCCAGCTCCAGCCGTTGCAATCTGATTTAGTCCAGAGCAGTGATAAAGATTATCAGGATTTAACGCACCAGATTTAGCAAAGTTTGGATACCAGTTAATGCACCGTTGAGATGAGAATTGCGAAGATCGCGACTTATAAAATCCGCCAGTAAATGGGATTGGGATTAGCCCTGCCTTTGAAGTCACAGATTAACCCTCTAGTAAAATATGGTCGCCATCTTCGGTTAATATTGTCGTATCAGTGGCAGGGTAGAAAATAGCATCATAAACACCGCCGTCAGTGTTTCCTGAGCCAGTTGGCATAGTGTCGGAATACGATGTAACTGGTAATGTTTGGTGCTGGTTAAGCAGATTTGTCCAAGCTTGACGCTCGTTTTCTGCAATTATTTGGATTTGGTCAGTTGGTGGGTATTGTGACGCAAGTCTAGTTGCTAGTTTGAACGTTGCCCACTCTTCGGCATATGTTGGAATCGTTACTAGCTGTGACCCTGAAGTGATTACGGTAAATCCTAGACCTAGATAGTCAACACCCAGCATCATTCGGTTAAGGTATCGAATACCCGTGGCCATATCATCGCCGCCTACTGGTTGCTCGGCAGCTTGTCGTCCAATCTCTTGCAGCGCGTCTCTAATCAGGTCTTCCGCTTTCATTAATCACCGCCAATGCTTTATCTTTAACAGTTTCAAGGCTTCCGCGCTTATCAATCTCAACGCTGAAATGCTTCTTTACGTATGATTCTACAGCATCTTTAGAGTCTAGCCCAATGATATTAAGCTCGTGATTTTCTGTCTCGCTAGACCCTAGCTGTTCCGGTGTATCGCGAAAGCCCATGGCGCGCAATCTGTCTTGGTATCGCTCTTGGTGGCAGGTGATTTGAATGTAATCTTCAGGTGATCCGTGGAACATTGAAATATGCATTTACAAATCCTTACGCTTTGATTGTTGATTGATCTATTTTAAAGATATACATTGAATTTGTCGAGTTTGAACAATTACACAAAAGGTATACATTATGAACAAACAAACAAAATTTGCTATTTTTTCATTAGCTTTTTCAATACTTGCTTTCTTTGTTGCGGCAAATTCAAAAGCTGATTGCGATGAAATCTATTTCAAAGTGGGCACAGGCTATAAGTTTGACGAACAAACAAAAATCAGGCTCGATAGAGATAATAGCCGTGTTTACGAAATTGCCAACAGCCCTTATAGCGCAAGATTTGAAACAGGTGTTGAATGCGGGAATCTTACCTATGGACTGAGCCACCATTCGCAGTGGTCAACTGGAGCGCCATTTAATAAGACTGGCGAATACTATAAAACAGAGATTTTTATAGATTATAAATTTTCGTGGAGTATTTAAATAAAAAGCCCCCGATTAAGGAGGCTTTTTATTTTAGTTAGTGATTACACACCCCAACCACGACCTGCAAACAGTGGGTTGAAACATGCAAACGCTGGCAATGCATCGAAACGCACAAGGTTTTTGTTACCAAGGAAGTTTGAGCCGCGTGAAATACGGATAGAAACACCGTTTTTCATGGTCATTACTGTGTCAGTGTTGCTCAGCTTTGGAAGCTTAACAAAACCAACACCAAACGCCGCTTTAGAGTAGAACAGGTTAGGCTGGTACTCGGTAGATGCAGAACCAAGAATGGTAATTACGTCACCAGAGGTCAATGCAGAACTAACGTTATTGTATTGGCCGTTTGCCTCATAAATCATGGCAGGCGCAACAGTAACAGTAAGCGCACCACCTGAAGCAGTACCACCAACAACAACAGTACCACGCACGGGAATCGGCAGGCCATTAGCGCCCATGACTACCTTGCGAGTTTTCAAGTTGATGTAGTAACGGCCAGTAACCTCGATAACCTCACCAGGTGTAATGGTGCCAGTTGCAGATAATCCAGTTAAAGACCAGTTTTGCAAGTACGAATCCTTAACAGATGCATAGGTTGCAGTTGGTGTAGCAGCCAAGGTGCCTGAGCGGTCTGTAGCAGTGCCAGAAGTGTAGGAGCTAAGCGCATTTGAACTCAATGCACGAAGGCCGCCAAACTTGCTAGAAATCTGCGCATCTTGCCAAGCGTTAGTTACTAAACTTTCAGAGCCAGAAGCCAAGCCGTTTGTAAGCTTAGCCAGATTGGTTTCGCTAAAAGGATTCATAACATAGTTCTTGTCACCCATTACACCGATAGACTTCATCAGCGCGCCAGCACCAGCAATGTGATCCCATGAAGTTACTGGGGTGCCTGGGGTGCCGTAGGTTAAACCTGAGTTTTGAATCATAAATGTGCCAAGGTCGGTTTCAATATCTGAAACTAATTGGCTTGCGATTGGCTCAAGAGCCGCATCGAGTTCATTTAAGCGCAAGGCCTCTTCAAGAATGCCCCACTCAACATTTACGGTATAGACGCTTTGAACTGTACCGATTGAGTTACCCATAACAATATCGTTAGGGGTTGCCGCGCTAATATCACCGCCAGCGGTTTTCTGGCTGCGGTATTGCATTGGGCGTTTGAATTTAACCGACTCACCAAAATCAGGCGTGCCTAAACCGGCATCTGATAATGATTGTGTATCGACTGTGTTAAGTAAAACAACGTCAGCCTCGAAGCCTTTTTTAAAGCCCTTGGCGACCTTGAGCGTAATGTTACTATCTGTACTGTTAGCCATGATTTAGCTTCCTATTCGTAGGTTGTGCCATCAGAATCAGTGCTAGAGCTTATTGGGCGCGAGCCGTTTACTCTAGTAGGTGGTGATGGCGCTTTTGAGATTGGTTTAACGTTCAATTTGTTGCGAATGCTTCGCTCGATGAAAGAAACGGCTTTAGCTGGCGACATACCTACTACGTCCGCCAGAACATCAACATTTTGATGAAGAAATTTGACAATAGCTGGGCCATCATCATCCTCTAACAAGAATTCTGTCAGGTCTTTGCTGATCCCGTATTGCGTAACAGTATCAGCAGCAACTTTAAGGTCTTGAGGGTTAATCTTCAGCCTTTCAATGTTTTTGTTGTAAGTTGTAAGCAATGACCCTTGTTTTTCCTGCTCCAAGACTTCGCGTTGCTGTTTGCGTTGCTCGGATTCGGACTCAAACCTCATTTGATCTCTAATATATTGCTCACGCGCACGCATTTGGTTTGCGTATACATCGGGGTCAATGAGTGGATCGGCAGAAGGCGCGGGAACCTCTTTAGGTGGCTCTGGCTCTTTCTGTTGTTGCTGTAACTTACGCTCGGCAGCTTCCGCTCTTCGTGCGTTTTCGTGCATTTTTCTGGTTAGCTCATCAACTCTCGCTTTAACAGCGGGATCTTTGATTTCAACATAACCAGCTTTTACCGGCTTAACCTGCTCAGAACCTTGTGATTCTTCGCTTGACTCTGCTTCCTCGCTGGATTCCTCCGGCGATTCTTCTTGGCCTTCTTCAAGCTCTTCAGCTTCAAGTGAACCCTCGTCAATCTCTAAATCGTCTAGCTCGTTTTGGTCGCTATCTATCATGGCTTAACCTCTTATGGTCGCTGTTGTCAATAATACATCAATTTTTCATAGTTTTAAACTATAGATCTTTTTGAACTCTTTGGACATTTTGCGCTTGCGTGTCGTAAGCCTGTTGAGCATCCGGCGATAGCGCTACATCTTTCTCTGCGCTTTCACCAATTGTCTTCAATATTTCCGCCATGCCTTTTAGCATGGTCATAGTGTCAAGCTGTACCTGCATTTGATCCTGCTGGCCTTTCATTAGCAGCTCGACTTGCTGCTTTTGCTGGTCAAAGTCTAGCTTCTGCTGCGCCTGCTGAAGCGATATTGCTTTCATTTCTTGGGCTGCAAGTGCCGCATCCGCTTTCTTGTCTTCGGCTTTTGCCGCAATCAACATAGCGTCTTCAGTCGGTGGATTCTTTGCCGCTGCTTGAGCTGCCATAGCAGCAGCCTCTTTCTCATCATCAGTCCATTGAGATTCTGGGATCTCTCCCATCTTCATAAGCGTAACGCGGGCGCGCTCAGCCGCCTTATCCATTCCTGGCGAATCAAGCGAAGAAAGCAATATGTCTTTGTTTTGTGCAACAACTGAAGGGTCAATTTGACCAAGTGCTATGATTTGTTCGGCTGTTTTTTCTTGGCGGTTTTTAAATGCTGCGCCAATATCACAATAAACGTCATAAATGCCTTTCGATAGATCGTTAATCTTTTGGCCATCCATACCAACTTGATTAACAGTAACCATTTCATAGGTTCCGTCATCATTGAATATGCGGCGCTCTTGCTCAATGTCATATAGCTTTGGGTAGCCGTTTACAAGAATCTTACCAACATGACCGAGGGCAACCTCTAACGCTTTGTAATACTCGATTGATCCTAGATTGCTATTATTGTCTAAACGCTCAATAGCAATGCCAGACTGAACAGCAGGGTTATCCCCAAGCCCAGCCGCAAACATTCCGGCGCTTGATTGAATACCTTGCTCGGATAGCTGAAACATCGAAGCCAACCCGCTATTCGTATTGTAAGCGCCAGGCTTATAGGGTGGCGGGATATTGGGATTAGGGTCAGGCGTATAGGTTAAAATCGGGCGTCCGGCGACATTGAGCCGTCCAGCGTCTTTCTCGTTGCCCGCCAACTGTGCGCGGGTCATCATAATTACATCTTTAGGAGCCAGCGCAGTCTCTTCAACGTAAGCTGATCCGGTGTAATTTCTAACTCGCTGCCAGTCCATTAGCGGTTCAACAACGCCGCAAGAGATTGGCTTGTCTTCAACGATCATAAAGTTAGGCAGAACAGGCACAACTGGCAAGAAGTCAAAAACAGTATCTTCAGACTCGGTTAGAAACTTTGCACCGTCAAACCAGATTGAACATATTTTATGCGACACTACAACGCGCTCTTTAGCGCCTTTTGGCTTACCTATTGACTTATAATCTTCTTCGTTTAGCACGGTACCGTCTTGTAACTGGTAAAGCTTCTTGCGCTGCCTCTTCTTGTAGATTAGCTCTCCAATCCTAATGCCTGTACGCTTATAGTAGTAAGTGCTCCTAGGCTCAGAGTCGCCCAATGACTGCGCAGTCTCTTCGCTTTCCTCGCCAAATCTTTCTTCGTACTCTTCGCATGAAACTAAATGCTCAACCACCACGCCATCAGCATCACTGCAAGTCCGGTCTTGATAGTTACCCAAGAACCACACTCGGTTAACAGAATCGGTAATGTGACGTATAAAGAAGTCTTGATCGTATGATTCATTGTCGCCCCAGTCTTGATCCACTCGCAAGCAATCAAATCCGCAAATCATTTCCATTCGAGCAAGCATCGAGTAAACGTTAGTGGCGCGAGAGATAGATTCTGTGTTCTTGATTAAACCAGCGCACAACTCAGCCGTTTCTTTTGACGAGCCTTGACCCATTGGAGAAACGCGAATATTGAAATCATTCTGAGTCATTTCGCCATAGTATTTATTAACTATGGTCTTGGTGATGTCAAATGTATAGCGCGGGCGGCCATATGTCTCGAACTTCTGAAATATGCCATCCTCCCACTGCCCGTTATCCTTCGTCACAAAGTTAATGCACTCGCGCATCTTTTCGCGGCGATCATGCTCAATCTCTTGCGCAGTATTGAGAGCGGCTATAACGTCTTTGTGTTCGCTGAAGTCAATCATCACCAACCCTCATAAACGATTTCTTTGTATTGCTGCACTACTTCAATTTCGCGCTGCATCATCATTACTACGTCAGCCATGTTAGGCGAATCAATACCTAGCTTTTTCATTTCCGGCTTGCTAAGTATTTGGGTTCTTCCGCCAGGCTTTAACGGTATTCTGCAAATCTCTGTCTTTAGTTTATCAATTTCTTTAATCGAAGACGAGAAGCTAATTAATTCTTCTACATTGTATATCTTTTTACCTTTCTTTACAGCTAGGTATGTTTTTAGCATTTTATCTGCCAGTGCGGTATAGAACTGAGATCGCCAATTAACGAAGGTTTCTTTGTTTGTCTTCTGGTTGCCCATCTCCTGCCCTGAAACTGGCATGTAAGCAAGGTCTGGTTTATCAGCACCAAACGACCCCTTAAACTGCTCTAGCTTTATTTTCTTTCCACCTATGCCTTGGTTTAGCTGGAAAGTTAATCCTGCACCAAGGCCGTCACAGTCCCACGTAAACGCGTCAGGCTTCTTAGTTAGCGTATAGGTTATTGCTGCTGCCGTCTTCTCGGTAACGTTTGCGCCTTCAATCTCGCAAACATCAAGAACAACTGAGCCATGCTGATAACCTATTGCAGCAGGGTCGCCGCCTTGGTCTGAAGGGTCATAAGCGCAGCGCTCTTGCCCTAGCGGATCGAAACCAAGTGCCATATGCGCATCCACACAAGCGTCAAACCATTCCGGCTGAATAATAGCGTTCTCTACGGTTTCCAAGTAGTCACCGTGCCATTTGTGGCGATATTGAGCGGGCGACATATTCTGTTCGTCGTCTAACCGCTCTTGCTCAAGCCCAGATCCTAAGAACCACTTGCGCGGCATATCGGTGTAATTTGCTTGCACGATTATAACTGTGTCGTCTTCGTAGTATTCGCCTCTTGCTAAAACTGAATCAGCGCGAGCAAGGTATTTTTTAGCGATAGGATCACCGCGGCTTCCTCGGTTCATTGAAACCCATATCTCAGGCATCTTGATATCGGCTATATCTATTCCTAGCTTCATCATATCGTCAAAGTCTTTTGCAGAATTACGAAGTGATGCGGTTAATACGCGAAGCGTGTTATCGCTTAGGTTTTCACCCTCTTCAATCCAAAGGCCGTCAACACCAGAAAGCATGCCCTTAATCGAAGTAATGTTGCGGGCAAGACCTCGAAAGAAAATGTACCCGCCTGACTCGTGCTCGATAGTCTGTGAGGGTTGGTGATGATTGACTTCAGCGAACACAAAGACGTTATAGCCGCTCTCAATACTGCGCAAGAGATTGAGCATGATCGCCGC